AAAACTTTTTCTTCCGCTCCATCTCCTTGTGGCCAAACCATGAAGGCCATAGGGGAGTCCCATCGTCTTGTAATGCTTTGTATGTTATTACTTTCCAAGAATAGTCCTCACCTTTTGTTTTAGCTTTTTCATGCCCTGCAAGTATATTTGTAATAAACGCATCGAAGTGCACAGGCGTACCATTAATACGAAGCCGCCCAGTGCCAGGCTCCAAAGCAGGGAAGACCACTGCCGTAACAAGATTTGCGATTTTAGAGCGAGACTCTGGCGTAACGGTATTATTTTCGTCCTCAAAATCGTCGAGGATGATAAGATCGTATCTTTTATGCAGCTTAGCCCCGCCACGTATACCTGAAAGGTTTGACTTCGAGATAAGTTTGCAGCCATTTTTAAGTTCAATGTCATCTTCTGTCCATTTTTTCCCTTTTAAATCACCGAAATAATAACGTATTCTATCATTATATTCCAAATGATATTTTACATAATCCAAGTTTGGTACACTAATTTTAGAAGACGCAGCCACCCATCCATAAAACAATGGACTCTCTGTAAAAACAAAATCATGTACAATTGAACACTTAGTAAGAACTGTTTTGCCATGGCCCCTCGGTAATATTACGGCTAATTGCCGTACGTCTAAATCGTTTAATGCATCACATACCTGATAATGGAAGAAGGGACTTTCACTCCTCATAAAATCATCAGGCAAAAATAACTTGCCAAATGATATCAAATCATTCTTAGCAAGAAGTAATTGCTCTTCCATCTCAGAAACATTATGCAAGTTTATATTAGCCATCTATTTCTTTAGGTCTTTCTGCTGCTTCTACCTGTTCTGGCGTAAATCCTTGAAATAATGCTCCAGTTACCTGAGTAACTTGAGTCTTATTCTTATCTTCCATATCCATAATATCAGCCAGCTTAAAAAGAGCTTTGAGCTTTGTGTCATCCTTTTCGGACGAGAGAATCACCTCCTTGATGTTCTTAAGTACGAATGTTTCATCTAGATCAAGCTCTTCCATAACTGGCTTTAATTCTTCTTTCATAGCTGTTCTTATCCTTGTAGTTTTAACTAATTGAGCCGACTTAAATTTAGCATATCCAGGATCATTAGTAGGAAATGCTTTTATATACGCCTCTTGAGGTGATGCACCTCTAGCTAAATGCATAACAAAGATTTTTTCATGCTTTGTCATGTCTGTTCTATCTATTAAGACATCATCAGCTAGCTTCCCCCCACCAAAAGAATATATATTAACTCTTTTGGACGTATCCATTTTTGTCTTACTATATACAGGAAAGGTACCAGTGCAGGTACCTATATAATTCACTTCACGTGATTTCCCTTTTTGCTTTTTCATAGTACCTTTACGTAGTACCTGAATAATGCAATCATCATCAGTCTTGACCCAGTCACCAACATTACCTAACTTCCAATTTGACTGAACTATCATCCCATTTGGAATAATGTCATCTGGGTCGTATACTTTATGCTCTAAACCGTTTACACGGTAGAATCTCATTCTATCCTTTAGTCCAATAAGCGTATTCAGCAACAATAGTGCCACTAGATGCCTGTAATTGCACTCCCAAAGAATGCCCTCCTACAGGAACAAAGCACCATTCTCCAGCTGCCAATTTAGCAAATACTACATCTCCTGTCAATTCAACATTTAATGTAGTAGTAACTGCAGATCCTCCAGAATCTTTAGCTGTATGCTTTACGTATACATATCTAGTTTGGCCATCAGTTGCTGGTTGTATAATATTATTTGCCCCTGTAGTAGTAACAGCAATAGTTGATAATCCTGCTGATGGTGCAGTAATAGTTAAACTATCAGTAGCAGTCAAAGATAGCGTTTCATTTGTAATGCCATCTGCGCTAGCCAATGTTAAAGTTGGTGTCAAAGTTGCCATCTATTCTCCTTGATTGTAGCTATTTTTTGCATCTGGATAACCTATAGGGTCAAAAGACTTACCATAATCAAATGCTGCCTGCTTCATTAATTGTGTGTCTTCTCCGAACTTTTCATTCCAAAGGATTGCCTCTTTGCTAGGAACTTCACTCCCTAAAGACGTAATAAATGCTTCCTCAGGTGTTAATCCTCCTACATAATTCTCAAAAGATAGCCTTCCATATTTACCTGTATCTCTACCCATATATTGATCTAAAAACATTTTATAGATAGGTTGTGCCATCTTAGCTCTTTGGTAATCATCACCTTGAGAATACTCATTAAAACCTATATTCTCATTCATCATACTATTTAATATTTTATCTTCTATACTACCTGGCATCATATCTCCTTAATAACCGTACTTAGGCTTTTTTGGTGACTTCTTTTTTGGCTTTGGGCTTGGTTTTTTTGCTTTCTTCAACTTTAGGCTCCTTAATTTGTAATTCTTTTATATACTTATATAAAGCAGTAAACTCTTCTCTTAGCTTTACTACTTCCTCTTTTATTTCTAAATGAAGTCTATCTATCTTTTCATTTAAACTGTACCCATCTAAACTAGGCATCTTCACTCTCCTCTTTATGTTCTTCTATATATGCATTGATATTAGCTAACGCATCCTCTAGAGTGTACACCCTATAATTAAGATCCTCTATAGTCTTCCCAAATGAAGACAGGACGCGATCCACCTCGTATTGATCAACTGCCATGATAACTCCTTGTTATTTATTCTTGACACAATTTTTTTAGCAAACGCTTGTTTGCGTTAAGAAAAAATTATGAGACTCCTATTTCATACATATCTTCCATCATCTCTAGAGTTTCCTCATCAAAGTAATCATTTAATATAATATCACCATATTCAAACACTGGTATATTATCTTCTAATTCCTCTTGAATGTATTCTATCTCATCAGTCTTAGTGTTATATTCTATTGTTAAGATATATTTCTTAGTCATAAACACTCCTTTTTGTTAGATTGAATACCCACTATATTACTAAGCTTATAATAAATATGCAATACTTTTTTATTTTATGTAACTACTTGGTTTTATTGAAGTTAGTCATTTCACCGACTGGTCGGTCGGAATCGGATCGCCTATCCCAAAATGTGTATGATCCGTCTCGCAATATGGAGGGCAAGCATAACCAGGCATTGTTTCCAAATGCTTCATGACCATAATTAGACTCACAGCCACCGAAATTATAATTAAATCCGCCCATGTCATAAAGGCCCCCTTTTTCTGAGAGAAATCTACAACCTTTTAGTTAACTTTCAAAGAGGTTTTAAAAATTGTAGCATTTTAGTATACACCTAAATACTTACTACATACCCCTATGAATCGGATTTTCCGTTTCTTAATTACGTTATTTTCAATTCCAAATGAAAGGAAACATATCATGGCAAACCAAGAGTCAAAAACAATGGTCATCAACAAGGATGATAAGTTCAAGATTAGATGGAACTTTACTACCGACAAGGGTGAGACTGTTAATCGTACTTGTACTGTGTTCTTCACCGGTGTAACATTACCATCAGAGCATGGCATCTCTTATGAAATCTGCAATGTTAATTCAGGTAATTGCACTGACCTCACAGCTGAAGAGCTATCATCAATGTATGTAGTCACTTCCTCTGCTGATTCTGTGAAATTCCAACTTCCTGCCTAGCAAGAGCTCCTTCGGGAGCTTTTTTGGTCCAAGATATAGAGTGTGTATCCCTATTGCTGCCCTATTGCGTGTGCACACTCACGTATCTATTTTATAATAAACTTATACCTACCAAGGAGAAGACATGACAAGAGATCAATTAATAATTGGTGAAAAGATATTTGATAGTATTTATGAGTTACGAACCAAGAGAGAAGAAATTTATGATGTAGCCAAACAAACCAATGAAGGTGAAACTCCTCAAGATAGACTTACAGAATCTATTAGAAAGAGTGCTTGGAACTCAGGTTATCGTCAAGCCCTTGAAGATGTATTAAATGTACTACAATACAAACTGTAATTTGGAGGTAACATCATGACACAAGATCAGAAAGATTTAATTTGGTTTAAGAAGGTAGCAATTGGTGTTGCCTTCTATTGTTATTTATGTGCTGGATTATATTGGTTTTATCCAGAGATATTAAACATGTTGTTCTGGCCATTCCACTACGGATGGCTAGCACACTAATGACTGATG